GCTGCAGCTGCATTAGCCAGGGTCAGTGTAGAGGCGAAAGCCACGGGAAGCTCCTTAAAGGTTGGAATGAAGGGTGCTACTTGAATAAAGCAGCATAATTCAGAAACTGCGCTTGTGAAAGCGGAGAATCTTTGAGGAGTAGACCTTGCGAAGTGGCCAAACCACGACTCCTATTATAGGAAGTCGTAGTATGGCTACCCAGGGCCGCAGAAAGGAGAACCTTACCGTACGTGTTATACACAGTACGGATAACAGTGGACTTGTAGAACGTTTTGTTCGAGGTCCAACCATCACGGACATCCCACTGCCCAGGAAAAACCTGGGTACTAGTGTACTTCTTGACAAGACTCTGCATGTTAATAGCATAGTCGATAAGCCAAGAAAAGGGGATTGCCTCCCAACCAATGCCAACCGGATTGTTAAATCCGGTGGTATGGAGAAGAGCGGCAATCATCCCTATGTCCGATTGAAGAGATCCAAGGTTGATGGTCAATTTAGCACCGACAACCCTTCTGCTCACAGCTGAATCGCCGGACCACGTAACACCATTAACGGTATTAGGTGATTTAGGGATAGCTGTGACGGTTTCGGATCTCCTGACGGTCACGGTTTTACCGTTGTTGTTAAGGATCCACTTGTAGCGGCGAAGAAACTTGTCACCAATAGTCATGAGCTTTTGGATATCCCCTAAGAAAGGGACTAAACCGAAGCCAAGGCCAAGGTGAACATCTGCATATTCCTTGGAAACGTTCAACTTCTGATACTTCCGACCCATCGGAGAGCGCTTTAAAGCACTGTCCGGAAGTCCGTAACTCCGAATCAAACGTAGTAGATTTGGAGCGGACTGAACCGCCTTCGTGAGGTTGTTGACGAGCTTAGGTAAGTCGTCAAGCTCAAGAAGGAAGTTGGGAAGGGAGAGAACCGCCGGAAACTGAGTTGACCAATCGATGACAGCACTTTGTGCAAAGTCACCGGCTGACGACGAGTAAGGCGGAAAATTGTTGAATAAGGTAGAGAACGACGGGGGTGAAAGCCCCTGAAGCCCCATGCCTACACCCTCCTTAAACTTCCAGGAGCAAGTCGAAAAGCTCCCGGGAGGATAGAAGTAGTACTCCGTAGTACCCGATGAGGGTCCGCGGATGATGTGGGCACTTACCTTCGAGTGCGTCACGGGTTTGACTCTGTAAGAACTCGCCGATTTTTCATCGGTGATGGACTCAGAGACGACTCCCGAATGGGAGACCGTGTTGGCAAAAAAGCCAAGATCCATCCAGGATCCGTTCGGGCGCTGAACCATAAGAATATGGTTAGCGCTCGAGGAAGCAGGATAGGAACGTGAGCGTACTCGAG